AGACCATCTGAAAAACGAATTAAAGAAATCTTACTTTCAGCATTGGAAATTGAAAAAGAATTTATTACTGAATCACTTCCCGTATCTTTAATTGGTATGAACTCAAACTTAATGAAACAATATTTGGAGTTTGTTGTTGATGGATTGTTAGTTAAAATGGGTTGTAGTAAAGAATTTAATGTAGAACAACCATTCAAATTCATGGAACAAATTGCAGTTGAAACTAAAGGTAATTTCTTTGAATCAAGAACGATGGAATACCAAAAAGCAAAATTAAACGAAACTATATCATTCACAGACGATTTTTAAATTTTATAATATGTCATTAAAAATAATTAAAAGAGATGGAGACCTTGTGGCTTTTAATCCACAAAAGATTTACAATAGAGTAAAAAGATCATCTAAAGGACTTAACGTAAACTCAGATGAGATATTCATTAAAGTAATCACATCAGTACCAACTGAAGGGGAAGTTACAACAAAAGAGTTGGATAAATTGGTATATGAAATTGCTGCATCATATACAGGAAGTCATCATGACTACTCAAGATTGGCAGCGTCAGTTGCAATTTCTTCATACCATAAAGAAACAAACGATAGTTTTTCACAAACTATGATGACTTTATACGAAGATGGTATTATTAATGAAAAGTTAATTGACACGATTAAAGAATACGGTGAGGATACAATTGATGCAATCATTAATCACGACAATGATTATAATTTTGATTATTTTGCTTGGAGGTCATTACAAGAAATGTACTTGTTGAAAAGACCAAATGGTAAAGTAATCGAAAGACCACAACATATGTACATGAGAGTGGCTCTTTGGGTAACAAATAACATAACAGACGCATTTGAATATTATAAATCATTGTCAGAGCAACTTATCTCCAAGGCAACACCAATAATGATAAATGCCGGAACCAAAGTTCCTCAGTTGGCGTCTTGTGTTTTACATTATAATAATTCAGATTCAAGACAAGGATTGTTAGACACGTTAAATGATATATCAACATTCTCATCAGATGCCGCAGGTATAGGTTTATCAATGTCAAACCTTAGAAGTAAAGAAAGTAGAATATCAACATCCGGTGGATACGCAGGAGGACTATTAAAATATCTTAAAATAGTTAACGAATCATTAAGATTCTTTAATCAACAAGGTCGTAGACCGGGTTCTGCGGCAATATACATAGAACCTTGGCATAAGGATATTTTTGATTTGTTAGATATTAAAAAGAACACAGGTGCTGAAGAATTAAGAGCTCGTGATTTATTCACGGCACTTTGGATACCTGACAACTTTATGAGAGCAGTAAAAAACAATAGTGATTGGTATTTGTTCTGTCCTAATGATATTAAAAAGGCAGGATTGAAAGGGTTACAAGAATGTTATGGAGAAGAATATGAAACGGTTTATAATAATGCTGTTAGTCTTGGTTTAGGTAAAAAGGTTAAAGCTCAAGATATATGGACTAAAGTTATTGAATCACAAGTAGAAACTGGTGTTCCTTACTTATGTTCTAAAGACAACGCTAATAGTAAAACAAATCACCAAAATATTGGAGTAATAAAGCAATCAAATTTATGTAATGAGATTTACCAATATACAGATGAAAAGACAACAGCTATCTGCACATTATCATCAATGGTTTTGAAGAACTTTATTAAGTCTGGTAAGTTTGATTTCGAACTATTATTTTCTGAGGTTAGAAAGGTTGTAAGATCACTTAACAAGGTTGTAGACATTAATAACTACTCAACTGAAAAAGGAAGAAAAGGTGGTTTAGAACAAAGAGCAATAGCCATCGGTACACAAGGTTTAGCGGATGTATTCTATTTAATGGATTATATCTTTACATCTGAAGAGGCAAAAAAACTAAATAGAGATATTTTTGAAACTATTTACTACGCATCAATCTATGAGAGCAACCAATTATGTATGAACGGTAGTTACAAACCATATGACTTCTTTAAAGGTTCACCAATGTCACAAGGAACATTCCAATTTGATATGTGGGGTGTTGATGAAACAAAACTTTCAGGAATGTGGGATTGGAACAAACTTAAAGAAAGTGTTAAATCATATGGAGTATGTAACTCATTATTCACAGCTCAGATGCCTGTTGCATCTTCTGCGAAAATTACAGGGTCTTATGAAATGACAGAACCAGCACATTCTGCGATATTTAATAGACGAGTTGTTGGGGGAGAGATTATGATTGTAAACAAATACCTCATTAACGATTTTGAAAAAATAGGTATTTGGTCTGAAGATTTGAAAAATGAAATCATTTTCAATGAAGGGTCGATTCAAAATATTAATTTCAACAATTATTTAGACCCTGAGGATAAAAATTACAATAAGAAAGTTAAACGAATTGAACACTTAATTCCTAAGTATAAAACAATTTGGGAGATCTCACAAAAACAACTTATTGATATGGCGGCAGATAGAGCACCATTTATTGATCAATCACAATCAATGAATATCTATATGTCTAACCCTACATTATCAAAGATAACTTCATCACACTTCCATTCTTGGGAGAGCGGTCTAAAAACACTTTGTTATTATGTTAGAACTAAAGCTATCTCAACAGGGGCAAAACACTTAGCAATGGACATCTCCAAAAGAGAAAAACCAAAAACTACACCAGAACCCCCTAAAGTAGATTATTCACATTTAAATCTACCGTCAAGACCTGATAATTCTGATTTTGAATGTTTTGGTTGTTCATCCTAAAAACGATTAAGTTTAATAAATTAAAAATCACGGCTATGTCGTGATTTTTTTTTACTTAAAAAAAACCTAACTTATATTTATATGTGATATGGCAAATGGTATAACTTATGGTATTTCGTTCCCTTTCGTGGATTCATTCACTGGTAGATATTTGGATGTTACTAATTCTACTGAGGGTGAAATTAGATCTAATCTAGTTCATTTATTATTAACTAGAAAAGGTAGTAGATATTTTTTACCCGATTTTGGTACTAGATTATATGAATTTATCTTCGAACCATTAGATGGACCGACGTTTTCTGATATTGAGTCAGAAATAAGAGACACAGTAAGGACTTACATGCCTAATTTACAGATAACTAATATTACCGTTGAACCAGGTTCTGCCGGTTTAGAAGATAAAGGTTATACTGTAAACCAAGATGGTGAAAGAGAATTTAGAGTTACTAACATTTCTAATTTAGAACATACGGCAAGAATCAAAATTGATTACAGAATAACAGATTCGGCTTTTGAATCACAAGATTTTGTGATATTAAATATTTAATAATATATGGCAGAGAAAAAAATATCCTATACGGTTAGGGATTTCCAAGGAGTAAGAACAGAGCTTATAAATTTTACGAGGACTTACTATCCTGATTTAGTCCAAAATTTTAACGATGCTGGTATTTTCTCAGTCATGTTAGATTTGAATGCCGCAGTAACTGACAATTTAAATTATCAAATAGATAGAAGTATTCAAGAAACTGTTTTACAGTTTGCTCAACAAAAAAATTCAGTTTACAACATTGCAAGAACTTATGGTTTAAAAATACCAGGACAAAGACCTTCGGTTGCGTTAGTAGATTTTTCAATCACAGTCCCTGCGTTTGGAGATAGAGAAGATTTAAGATATTGTGGAATTTTGAGAAGGGGATCGCAAGTAAATGGGGCAGGACAACCTTTTGAAACAGTTTATGATATTGATTTTGCTTCACCAATAAATGCTGAAGGGTCACCTAATAGAGTTAAAATTCCTAATTTTGACCCAAGTGGTAAGTTAATTAACTACACCATAGTAAAACGTGAAGTAGTAGTTAACGGAATCACAAAAGTATTCAAAAGAGTAATTACCCCAAATGATGTAAAACCATATTTTGAATTATTTTTACCTGAAAAAAACATTTTAGGTATCTCAAGTGTATTATTAAAATCTGGTACACAATATTCTACCATACCAAACCCACAAGACTTTTTAACTTTAGGACCCGAAAGATGGTTTGAAGTTGATGCATTAGTACAAGATAGAGTATTTGTGGAGGACCCAACTAAAGTATCTGACCAACCTGGTATTAAAGTAGGTAGATATATTACAACATCCAATAAATTTATTTCGGAATATACACCTGAAGGATTTTGTAAAATGACATTTGGTGGTGGTAATATTTCAGCTGAAGAACAATTAAGAGAATTTGCTCGTGATGGTAAAGGATTTGATTTGAGTAGATACACCAATAATTATTCTTTGGGTGCAGCTTTAACATCAAACACAACTTTATTTGTACAATACAGGATTGGTGGTGGACTTTCTAGTAATGTTGGTCTAAACACTATAAATCAGATAGGTACAGTATCATTTGCGGTCAATGGACCTTCAGAGTCTGTAAACAGAAGTGTAATAAATAGTTTACAGTGTAATAACGTAACGGCCGCAATTGGAGGATCAAACATACCAACAACTGAAGATGTTAGAAATTTGGTGTCATTTAATTTTGCGGCACAAAACAGAGCTGTAACTGTTAACGATTATAATTCTTTAATCAGAACAATGCCTTCTCAATTTGGAGCACCTGCAAAAGTTGCAATAACCGAGGAAAATAATAAAATAAGAATAAAAATGTTATCTTATGATACAAGTGGTAGTCTTACTAATGTTGTATCTAACACCTTAAAACAAAATGTTGCAAATTATTTATCAAACTATAGAATGATAAATGATTATATTTCAATCGAAGCTGCAGAAACTATAGATCTTTCAGTCACTGTTGACGTTGTGTTGGATAATAGTCAAAACCAAGGTGCGATTATTTCTAAAACTATACAAATAGTTTCTGAGTTCTTTAACCCACTTGTTAGGGAGTTAGGTCAATCCGAGAATGGAATTGTTAGTCTTTCTGACATTTCGTTCTTTAATCAAGTTGGAGGTCAGTATTCATCGGCACAAACATCAATGCCATATTCAAACCCATTAACAAGACAAATCCAACCAACTGCGGATACTATCTTTGCAACCCCAACACAAATCTATCAAATTAGATATCCAAATAAGGATATAAATGTTAGAGTTCTCAACCTTAAATCGGTTAACTTTTCATAGCGATTTATTTTTATAAAAACAAGTTTATCTTTTCTAAAATAGGAAATAAACTATTTATGAAAAAACGAATTTTTAATGCCCAAATCATATAGAATTAGGACCGAAGTTGGTGTTGATAAGTATATCAACGTAAACCTCGAACAAGACTGGGAATCTTTAGAGATACTTTCTTTGAAGATTTTAGCCGATGACTTATACACACGTTTCTGCGCCGATTATGGT